GCATTTGGTGCTTCTACTAGGATTTCACTAATTTTCATATTTATTGTCTCTTATTTGGCCCGATCGTCTTGATTGGTTCTACTAACTGGCTTTTTGTCTACTAGACGCTTGCCTACTCTATCACCTCTTATAACTTTATCAGATCCTGCTTTGCGTGAATCAGGTGATGAATGAAATGCGTTTCTAATATCTCCTTGTTTATACTTTAGGCGTCTACCATCATCTGCTTTATATGTATATTCTTTATCTAACGCTAAATCTTGCGCTGTTCTTTTACTACCCGGAGATGTTTTATAATCATCGTCTTTCATACCAGCGTTGGCTTTCATACGGTCAAGTTCTTTTTGCTTATTGCGCCTCGCTTTAATATCCTGTGCTTGGTCTCTTTTAGATTTTTCAGTATTAAGTATTGCTTGTGAGTTGTCTTTCCTTTCTAGACCGCTACCCGGTTCACCAGGAAGTATATCACTTGTAGGATCAGGCTCTTTATATGGGGAAGTTTTTGCTTGTCTCTTAAGATACTCGTCACGCTCCGCTGTTGCTCGATTCAACTCATATCCTGCACCTCTTTCTTTTGCTTGATCCATACCTTGTGCAACACCACCTTCTTGATCTCTGCCATATAATTCGGGAAATTGTGCTTCAAAACGCGCCATGAGTTTAGCCCGCTCAATTGGATCATCTGCGTCTGCGATCCTCTGCAATAATATGTCGCGCTGTTTATTGCGATAAGGACTTTCTTTAATAATATCTTCAATTTTCATATCATAAATTCCAAATGTACTTAATTGTATTTATGCTAATTAGCACATTTTTAATATTAAAATTCTTCGAAGTCTGGTGGGGATATTCTATTAGTGCCTGAAACTCCTACTGTATCCTGCAATGCTTTCTCAAATACTGCTGAGTCTCCTAACGATTTAGTTGCGCCACTAAGCATATTTTCTAATGAACTTTTAAATTCATTGTCCTGCATTTTGGATGCTAATGATGAAGCAAAGCCTGTTAATGCTTGAACATTTTCTATAATCTTAGGTGCATCTGTTAAAGGTAAACTCATTTTTGCCCAAGCATCTTTTTCTTTTTGCATAATTGCGGCTACTTTAGCGGCCGCCGCGTCTGCGGCATTACTATCTGGCGCATCTGGCAAAAGTCTAGAAAGAACAGCGTTTAAACTTAACTGACTAGAAGCATTATCTGGAATAGGCGTAGGATCTGCACCGATACCTTCAATAGTTCCGCCGTCACTGCTTGCTGTAACTTCTGTCCAATCTCCGTAACATGCATTTTTAATCATTTCATAAACTTCAGTATTTCCAGAAAGTGCGGCTTGGTATTCTTCTAACGCTTGTTCAAACTCGCTAGGCTCCTCAGTTCTATTACCAAATGCATCATAGGTAACTGTAGGACCCATTACTGATCCCATCATGTCTTTAAAAGTCATAGCACCATTTTCTCCACTGCCGCCGCCGAATTGATCTGTTAAACTAGTTACTGCCGCCGAACTTACTTTAGTTCCTCCGGAAGGCGCGTCGCCTTGTCCAGGAACCCACGCATTAATGCTTAAACCACCTAATGCGTTGCTAAGTTCTCCAATACCCTCATTAGCAAGTGCGCCAAAATTTCCAGCAAAATCTTTTACATAATTAGAGTATTCACCAGTGCTAATTGCGCCAGCGGATGAAATTGCCTTATCTAAAAAGTCTGCGCCTGTGCTACCTGAACCAGCACATCCTAGTGCGGTTTTCATCTCATTAATAGCAGTAGGGTCCGTCACACTAGATAATAAATTTTGTGCTTCTGTATCTGTAAAGTCTGTTAAATCCAATGTGCCTAATGTTTCCATAGCAGTATTTCTAATGCCAGGAAGGCCTTGAACTGATTCCAATAGTGCTGTTGCTCCCTCTTCTAAAGGAATATTTCCTAGTGTTTTCAATGTATCGGCCGCGCCAGTAAATGTTGCGCCAGTTATTCCTCCAGACGCCATTGGTGCAAATTGTCCTGCTACTTTTGCTAAACCAGAAATACTTTCAGAAGCGCCAGTTACAGCATTATGCATTGCTTTCTTTGATTGGCTAACTGCTGATTCAATTTGCCCAAAGTTTTCTGCAAATTTAGACAAATCTGTGGGCAATATAGTTTTCATATGGCCTTCAATGGCGTCAACAAACGCGCCATCACCCCATTCATTTTGTAATGATATTGGAGTATTACCTGTTGAAGATCCTAAGTTTCCTATTTCTTCAACAAATATAGATGAGATGCCAAATATACCACTTTCGTTAGCCGCAGAATATGCATTATTGGCCGCTCCGACCATTTCTTGAGCAACTGCTATTTTACTTTTAATACCATCTATTAAATTTTGTGTAGTAACTGGTATTTGAATTCCAGTACCTTTTAATAATTCCGCCAGTGCCTCTGTTTCTAAACAGCGATCACCGGTCGCACAATCTTTTTCAGCCATTTAATTAATCTCCTATCACAACGTCTGGACTACCTACGGATCTTGGGTGTCCGCACGTATCTATGTCTACATCTGTTCTAAGCGCAGGCTTGCCTTCTATAATAACCGATTTACAAGTTGAAACGGTCAAAGCATTGCAATGTGTACCTGGAATAGGGCAGGGAGCGTGTGGTGATACACTCATATCGGGTATACCGGCTGGTAACCCGTTAATTAAGACAGACTTTGCTCCATTTGTCGCAATGCCGCCTGCTGTATTAGGATCGTATTCTCTTTGTGCTTTGTATGACATATAGTTATTTATAATGTATTATAATAACTATTTATTATCCCATACTAATGCCAGTTGTTCCTTGAAGATATTGATCTGCCATTGGTTTAATCGTTTTACCAATAACCATACAATGGGATTTATCTAGTACGACTGTAGAATCTAATTCCATAGTAAACATAAACTGAGAAATGCCAACCCCTTGCGGGCCCATTTGTAAAGACATAGGTTTTTCTATTGTAATATGAGTTTCAGTTTCTTCACTAAATCTACCAATAACTTCTTCGCCAGATGTTAATTTGATCGAAATAACGTCGTTGTTTTTATAATTAACTTCTAATAACATGGTTTAATCCAAAATTTGATTGATGTATGCATATATTATAACACACTTTTCTAGCAATGTCAATCTTTTTTATACTATGATTCTAACTGATCAAGTGGGTGTGAAATTAGCCCTTGGAAACCGCCCTTAATCAATATATCGTTTTTATAAATTTGGGGAACTGTTCTAAAACCTTGCTCTAAGATCCATTGCTTTGCTTCTTCATTTGTATCTAAATTAACTTCTTTATATTCAATATTGTGTTCTTCTAAATACTGTTTTGCACTAGTACAATATCCACATGTATCTTTACTATATACAGTAATCACTTATTCTGTTCTCCTAAATAATATCGCATCCACCTGCCGCACATGCTAGTTCCTGTGAACTAGTGGTCATATCTTGTTCTTCATATTCACTCAACAATGCCCAGTCAACATCTTTTGGCATGCTTGCTAACATTTCTTTATATTCTTCTTCTGTGCAGTCTTGATACGGTGCTTGCCTATATGTGTGATCACTAAACGGTAAGAACGAAACTCCTGACATCATATCAAAATTATTATATACCCACGCGCCAACTTCCATCCATTCATGCTCTTTAACAGTAATAGTTACTGATGGTTTATGCTCGCACCAAGATTCTTGATATACTTTCCATAACTCTAGTTGCTCAATAGCGGTCATGTCTTTACGGTACACACCGTTCTTAGGACCTTTAACTGGGAATGAGAAAACATAAGTGTGGTCTGGTTTTGTTACATCGTCCTCTACTGGAAAGCCTGCTTCTAGCATCATCTTAGCAAGTGGATCCTTTTTATCAGCGCGAATAGTTCTAATATAATAAGGATTGTGCCTTGCGTGAATACCACTTGCGCTGTCAACTAGTTGGCTAACTGTGCCACTTGGTTTAACGCATGTAATAGCAACTGATTGAGCAATACCTAACTTTGAAGCAATCTCTTTGTTTGTTGCAACTGCTACTTCTTTAAGTTCTGTTAGTAGTTCTCTTAATCCTTTCTTTTTACCATTAGTCAAAGCATTATCCATAATGCCTGTCAATGACACGCCTAGTAGTCTTTCTTCTTGGCAATTATTTTCCCAACGCTTATTTAAATATTTAAAATTTGTAAGTGTTGATTGCATTGTGCCCAAGATAGTTGCATTAATAACTTTGTTTTTTAAAGTTTCTAAGTTGTCATCTGGACGAACTACTACTTCGGATAAATTACAAAATTCTTCCGATCTTAAAATAATTTCACTGCAAGGGTTAGTACCAAAGTCATGCTCTGGGTCTCTGCGCCCACTTGCAGATGCAACTGCCTGCGCGGCGGCTCTGTTAAAGATACCACGCTCTCCTGATTTGGAGTCATACAGTGCCTTCCATTCTTCCATAAAGATACCAACATCCGGCTTCTCTGTATAACAAGCGGAATTGTTTGCTAATGCTCGTTGGGTGTGTGTTTCCCACCATTGCCCTGCTTTAGCATGTCTCATTCTATCATCACTTAGATTGGATAGTGAAATAAGTGCCGAACGGCGTACACCGCCAACTACAACAATCTCAGCAATCTTACATGTAATGTCATGACATTCCAAAGATGATAATTTGCGACCAGCGGCACCTTTAAAAATACCTACGCAAAAATGAAATAAATCTTCTAGTGGTCCGGGACCTGATGCTCTACCGCCAAATGTTTTTAGTGGTGCGCCTGCTGGGCGAACTTTTGATAAGTCCCACTGTGGAATTTGTCCGCCGTATAGCAAATGAATAAGTTCTTTAAGTGCCTTTGCCCAACCTAATTTTGAGTCTGCTACAACTATAGTTGTTTCAGTATCATGGAAGTCATCAGCAATGCGTGGCATCTCATTAACCATTTGTCTTTCAACACTAAATCCAACGCCTGTGCCATTCATTAAAATATACAAAATCTCATCAAATGCTCTTGGTGTTTCAATGGCGACAAAAGAGCAGTTGTAGCCTGCAATATTCTCCCTGCGTAATGCCTCACCTGCTGTCATAAGACAACGCATTGATGGCATAACTTCTAAGTTTAAAACTGATTCTGTCAGTTGTGTTTTTAAGCCTGCTGGAATCTTATATCCGCATTGTTCTTCTAAATGCTGTTGGAAAAAGTCAAAATATCTATTAACTGTTTCTTCCCATGTTTCTCTACGTTTAACATCATATCTGTAACGAGAGTATCTTGATAAGTGAATATACTGCTGATATAGGGTGGGTAATTGGTGTGTTGTCATTATTGATCCTTTAAACTGTTCTAACATTATACTACAAAAGTGACATGATGTCACGAGTTTTGTAACAATAATATATATCGCGATTGCGAAGTTAAATGTATTTAAATGGTTGGTAAGAAAATTATGTAAGTAGTTAAACTATTTTCTTGGTGCTTTGAAAGCAGATTAATTTAGGTATTCTATATAATATGTCATACTTGCTGATGAACCAGTAGACGTTGTTGTATACTTTAATGTTGCTGTGCCACCACTGTGCGTAACGGAAAATGAAACACCTAAAACAGCCGTTTCATTATAATCATCTGATAAATTACTTGCACCAGATTTTATTGCGATTGACATACTGCCTGTTCTTGATTCTGATCCACGTTCAATCTTGTATACAATTTTAACATACTTAACTTGCGATTCTAGAAAATCTAAACCAGTAGTAACTGCTGTTTGGTTATCATCAAGAGTTAATAGTTTACTAATAGTATGTTCTCTT